GCCCCTCACAACGCGCCGGGGAAAGGAGGAAGAACCCAGCGCGCCGAACCTGTTATTTCCCGGCCGGTCCCGCGAGCCCGAACGAGCCGAGTTTGCAGTTGACAGTAAGGGCCAGCGCCGCCTTCGTTCCCACCGCCACGCCCACCAACGGGGTTGTGTCGTCCCCCACGTTCGTCAACTCGCCTGTGTCGAGGTACAGTAACTCCCCGACAGCGATTTCGACCGCCGACGCCGCAGGCAACTCGAAAGCGCCCTCCACGTCCAGCGCAACATCCGCGCCGGCCGCGGCGGTCGCGCCGGCCACCCCGATCAGGGAACCGATGACAACCAAACCGCCAGACGTAACGCCGCCCTCGGGCGCCGGTACCGTGATGCTTCGACCTTCCTGAATGCCATTTGTCATTGCAGACCTCGTTTCGTCCGAAACGTAAATACCTTGTCGCCGGGAGACTGATTCGCAATCTCCCGGTCCACCACTGCCAGCGCGTCCGACTGGCGGGAGTATTCGACGGATCGCTCGCCAAACTGAACCCGCGCGATCCCGAGTGAATTCAGGATCGCCTCGCGTTTTGTTAGTAACTCGTCGCCGGTCATGTTACTCCCCCGGATTCATGTAGGCGCCGCGGCTGTCGATTGCCCCGGCTCCAACGTGCCAGACAACGCGAATCTCGGTTCCCAGCGTGTTGAATCCCTGCCGGGTCTCAGCCCGCGGGCCTTCGTAGCCTTGGAGTTCAGCGAACTCGAAGACGGGAGCAATGCTCGGGTCCGCGAATAAGTACCACGGCTTGTCTTCGTCGGCCAGGTCGAACTGCGGAATAACAAGCGGAACCAAGCCGCGCACCGCAATTTCCACGTCGGCGGAAGTCGTCGGGTAAATCTGACCCAGTAACCTATCCACCGTACCTTCCAACGCCGCCGGAATCACGATGTAGCGCGGGGTCGCGTCGATGGGATTGCCCGAGGCATCCACCTGCAACCGCATGGCGAGCTTCGCCGCCGCGATGGTGCCGTCTGACGGCGGGTTGCCGGTTCCGGCCAGGTTGCCGTGATCGGTGTGGAAAACGGCCTTTGTGTCAGCCAGTGTCGGGTTACTCACAATGACGCCCGCCAGGAACGAAGCGAACCAGGACCGCGCGCCCCGCGTCATCTTCGCGGACAGGTCGCTGAGTGCCGCGGTGTCATCGTTCACCAGGGCTTGAAAGCTGATGGCGAACCCGCGAGCGTAGCTGTCGATGTGGTAGGACGCGAGCGACTTGTCGGTGATCGGCCCGAAAGTGATTCCGCCCGATTCTGGGACTTTCGCCAGCCCCGGCCCGTCGCTGATTTCCATAACATGACGGTTGCGGAAGTCGGCCACGGATGCGCGCTTGAAAATCTGGAGAATGGGGCTCGCGTCCGCCCGGAGCGTCAACAGCGATTTGTTGTACACCTCAGCCAGTACCGCGCTAAAGTCCGATGTGGTTTGCATGGCCCTGGTCAGGATCTCCACGGGTGAGCCCAGCGTCGATAGCCCGCGTTCCTGAAGACAGCGCCGGGCGATGTCTGGAATCCTCGTGTATGCGTATTCCCGGCCGGCCTCCGGCTTGTGCCTCGGGTCAATGCGGCTCAGCAGCCCGTCCGCCAGGCGTTCAATGAGACCGTCGCCGCCGCCGTCGCGTGTGATGATGGCAGGCTGCCGGCCGTCGATCGCTGGGACGCTGCGCGCGGCCTCACGGATGATCTCCGTTCGGGCCTCTTCGATAGTTGCGTTGCGCTGAATCAGGCCATCCGCGAAAGCGGCTTGCACTCCCACGGCGACGGCGATTCCGCGAATTTGGGTTTGTAGTTCTTCGTTCATATTTACCTCACCTCGTGTTTTCGCTGCCGGGTCCGCCGCCAGCGGTGTAAAGCTCAATTCTTTTGGCGTCCAACGGATCGCGGTCTTGATCCGCGTCCCATCGGATCGCTTTTCGGTCTTCCAGCCCTCGACCGAGTAGCCGACGGAAACCGAGCGGATGACTCCGCCCCGAATGTCCGTCACGAGCCCTTGTATCTCCGGCCGCTCGCCAAACCGCAGCCGGGCCAGGCCCCGCGTCCCGTCAACATTGGCATCCTCGACCACGCCCAAAATCGAGCGCACGTCGAGGCGGTCATGGGCATTGAGGACGGGCGCCCCTCGAAGCTGGGAGAGGTCCACCGCCGCCGGCGACATGTCGAGACGTTCGATGAAGCTGCCCTCGAAGTCGAATCGCTGCACTTCCGCCCCTGTCGAGAAAACAACGTCGATTGTCCTCTTCGCTTCGTCGAAGGTGGACGGCTCGAACGTCGCCGCGCGTGTGAGTAGTTCAGCAGACATTACTTGACCTCTTGCGGAAGTCCCGCTTGTGCTTGTTCTTGCCCTTGTGCCGTGGTCTTGCGGGGATCGCTGTCGAGCGTCAATCCGAGCTTGTCCGCGCGGGCGTTGTCCGCCGCAATTTCGGCGTCGATCTCTTCGATGTCCCATCCGTCGCGGCTGATGACTTCGGATCGGCTGATGAATCCGGCCCGGACGCGCTGTACTTGGTTCCGCGTTTCGGCTGCCGGGTCTAACATCTCGATTTGCGGCGCGATCCATCGGACGGTGGAATAGTCGCCCTCCGGCAGCACGCCCGCTGCAGCCGCAAGCCGTGTCCAAGCGTTCCAGATCGGCCGGCACAATTGGAACACGATCAGGTGATGCTGAATCGTTTCCAGTTGCCGGCGGAATTCCAAGAGCGAATGACGGCCCGATGCAAACGTGACTTGCGAAACGTCGCCGCTCAGCAACTCGTAGGGGACGTTCAACGCCGATGCGATGGCCCTCAGTTGCGCTCTGATGAACGGCTCGAAGTCGCCGGCTTGTGGAGGTTCCGAGATTGTCACGTCTTGCCCCGGCTGCAAAAGCACGGCGGAGCCCGGCTCCAACGTCGGCGGTTGCGTTGGCGTTCCGCCCAGCGGGTTACTGCTGCCGTCCGGGCTCGTGACGAACGCCGTCATCAAGGCGCCGATCTTCTGCTTGACCAAGCTCGCTTCGATGAATTCCTGAAGCTCCCGGAGAGCCACCAGCGCGGGCGCAAGCCAGGACGCGCCCCGCTCCATGCCCGGCTGAATCGGAGCGAACAGGTGTATAACCTGATCCGCCGGGACGCGGACGCTCTGCATGTTCGGAAAGCTCGCCGGGTGCTTGCTGTAGAGCCAATAGGCCACACGCCGCCCGGCCGCGTCGTATTCGATTCCGTTCAGCGTTCGATCATCGACGCGCGAATTGTCCAGAAATTCAGCGGAGAGTAACTGAAGTTGTAGCGGCACGCGCCCCGGCTCCACCAGCAATCGGACGATGGTCTCACCGTCCACCATCGCGGCCCGGAGAGCATCACGCTCGAAGCCGTAGAAGTCGCGTTGCCCGGCGAAGTCGGCTTGATCGGTCCATCGCAACCATTCGCGCTGAACGCTCGCCTTGAGTTCCGGGTTCTTGCTGCGGAATTGCGGCTTGATCCCGCCGCCCACGGCGCCCGTGGTGACGACTTCCACGGCCCGGCGTCCCCACGGGTTGTTTCGGTAGGCATCCCGAGCCCGACGCCTCAACATCTCCGGCGTGATGACGCTCGCAAAGTCGGTAGACGGCGGACCCCAATTTGCAAGGCGGTTGCCCGCGCCCGCTGCGTCCCAGGTGGCCGAGCGCACCTCTCCCGCCCGCCCCAGAAGGCGGTTGATGGTTTTTTTGATGTTCATGGATTATCCCTGCGGACGGCTGTAGATAAGAGGCTTGTGTTGAAAGAACGGCGCGGTGATTGCTACGCCCTCTTGGTCGCGGATCGGCACGTGCTTGGTCGTATAGCTGCCGCCAAGCCAGCCGATGCAGACGCGGTTTTCAGGCATGGCATTGAGCATGAACCGCACCAGCGCGCCCTTGCGGGAGCGCACAGCGCGGCCCTTGCCGGTCGATTCCAGGGCTTGACACTCCTGCTCCGTCAGACGGCCGCAAGGCTTGCCGTCCATGCCGTGACAAAGGATTGTTTTCTCAGGCATCACGCCTCCGACGTTCCAACTCGGATGAGAATTTGTCGGCAAGGTCGCGCGCCTTCTGCCTGTACCGCTCCATCGTCAATCCAATTGAGAGAGCTACAATCATTCGGGAATTGAGGATGACGCAAAGGCCAGCCCGTTTCATTTCGAGAAACACCAGTTGGCGCAAGCTCTCCGGCGTCGCGTCGCGCGCTGGCTCATAGAATTTCCAGGCGCCCTTCGACGTGAACGCCACAACGTAATCGCGTGGGTCAAAGATCGGTGCCACACCCGAAGGTTCGGCCCATCGCTCGAAGTGCAGATCGAACTGCCCCTGGAGAATATCCGCAAACTGAACGGCCGCGTCGATCCTGATGCCGACGTGCGTAGCGTGGAAGATCGCGGCAAGCCGTATCACGTCTGAGCCCGAGTACAGGCGGTTACGAATCTTGCGGCCGCCGTCACTCGGCCCGAAGATGCCATCCCTGACCCACGCCTGAATGGTGTTCCGGTTCAGCATTTTTGGGTCGCCGCCCAGTTCCTCGCTCACCTTACCCACAAGCTCCACAAGTTCGGCGTGGGTGAGGAATGGGGCTTCGAGCTTGACCGCGCCTTTGCTGACGGCCTCGATTATTGCTTTCTCTTGGGGTCTCATAGGTTTCCTATCCAAAACTGCTGCGGATGGATTAGCGAGAGCCGCCGCCCTCGAACCTGGATTCAATGTAGCACATGCGTATTGAATACGCAAGTGAATTCTTCCAGGCACAAAACGACCTTCGGACGGACGGGAGAATTAGCGGCGCCGGATCACCGCCGCTTGAGAAAATCTGACGTGTCTCTGCCCCCAAACGTACTGCGGGGGGTTCCGCGTGGATCGCGCCCCGGTTTACTCTCCGCACCTTCTGGAACTTTGGTAGCAGCGGCTTGTTCCGCGGCCCGCTCGTAGTTGTCGAGAGTCGTCTTGGCGTGTTGGCGCATGTTCTGAGCTTTCAGCATTTCGTCGAGAATCTTCCTCTTTATGACGGGGCTGCTGTTCTGTAGAAACGCGACCACGCCTGCAATGCTTGCCTTGTCAAAGGTCTCCATAGTGTCCCCTATGATACGCTCGGCCTTAACCGCTCACAAACCTGCTCCGGTACACCTGATACGCCGCCGGTTGAACCGGTTTCCCCGTCAGCATGGCCGTGAACCGCTCGCAGTGATCGTTGAGCTTGACGCCGGCCATGTAGAGCCCGTGCAGCGCGGCCAGCGCGTAAGCCCGCGCGTCCAAGGCTTCATTCCTGACGCCGCCCGGCTTCACCCAAACCCGCTCCGGGAAACCGTTTCGCATCCGCGTGGTGATCCGCTCCGCTGTGAGCATGTCGAAGTAATCGCGCGGATGACTCAGCGGAAAATGGCAGTAGCCCGCGCCGGGCTCGGTGACTCGGAGCCGGGAATAGACGCGCTCTTTCGCCGCGTCAACGCCGATCAAAAACAACGGAGCTTTGTTGAAGCCCTTCGATGCCCGCCTTGGGAATATCGGCTTTCCGAATCCGCTCACACCTTTGACGGCCCAGACCTTGCGCGGCATCCGCGGCCAGGCGAATTGATACACGGCCTCGGAATGATGTCCGCCGCTGTCAATGCAAACCGCGCTGATCGGCAGCGTGAGCCCGGATTCATGCCGCCACTGGCGAAGCAACAGCCGGTCCAAGTCGGCCCATAATTCGGGTTGCGCCGGGTCTCCGTGCAGGACGTGATAGCCGATGCTCCAAGATTCTTCGTCCTTGCCCCATCCGACAATCTCCACTTCAAGCCGGTCGTCCTGAGTATCGACGCCCGCCACCAGCAGCGCCGCGCCCATCGGCACTTCGGCCGCGTAGGGTTCCCGCCGGCTGTAGAGTGCATCGGCATCGACGGGTAACGCCTGCTCGTCGCGCCATACCTCACCCAAAACCGTATTCACGAAGACCTGAAGCAACTCCCGGCTCTTGTTTGCTGCCAGGAACTCACGGGCCAGCTCCCCCCACGCGGGCCAGCCCACGGGCGAATACAGCGCGTTCAGGTGATACCCTCGGGTCCGCCCGTCGCCCGCCGCCGTCGCGCGCCATTCGCCGCGGGCGAGCATCCCGGTTTTCTCATGGTTCCCGATCAGCTCTCCGCAAGATTCGCAGTGATAGCGCGCGGTCTCGGGTTTGTCTTTTTCCCACTTGACGTTTTCCCAGGTGAGCACCTGGAAGTGATCGCAGCGCGGACACGGCACGAAGTACCGCCGCTGATCGGACTCCTTGTACAGCGCGTCAATCCTCGAGAATCCCTCCAGGGTCGGAGTGCTCACCGCCAGGATCTTTCGCTGTGATCCGAACGCCGCTGTTCTCTTGACGGCCAGCGAAAACGGATCGCCCTCGCCATCGGCATCCAAAGGCCAGCCGTCCAACTCGTCGGCAAGGACGTACTTCGCCGGCAAACTCCGCAGTCCCACGGCGGAATTGGCGCCGGTCAGGATCAGCACGCCGCCCCGGAATTCTTTCATGAGAATTGTGTTGCCGGAGTCGCGCGAACGCGGGTCCTTCACGCGCTCACGTAGAACGGGCGTATTCTCGATCAGGGCGTCCAGGCGTTGCTTTGAAAACCGCCGTGCCATCTCCACGGACGGCTGAATCAGCAACGCGGGAGACGGCGCCAGGTGCATCATGAACCCGCAGAAGTTCAGCAGCACTTCAGTCCCGCCGATTTGCGCGCCCTTCACGAACACCACACACTCAGCCGGCGAGCCCGGCATGAGCGAATCCATGATTTCCCGGAGGTATGGCGTCCGCTCGGTTCGCCAGGGTCCGGGCTCGGGTGAGGATGAATCGAGAACACGGTGAGAATCGGCCCAGGACGCCACGGACACGCGCGGCGGAGGTAGCAGGGCCTCACACGTCTCACGGAGCAGCACGCGCGCCCTGCGGGTCTCAGATGACGTTCTCAGCACAGTTCCTCAACAGGTCTTCAATTTCGGCCACCAGCTTTTCGCGGACTACGGACGCCGGCTGATTCGCCAGAGATTCCGCCAGGCGGTCAGGCAGGGCGAGAGCCCGGTCACGTACACGAGCATGATGCTCGCTCCACACCGCCCGGACTGCGGACGTCTGGATCAGTTCGCCCTTGCGCTCGCGTAGTTCAAGCTGCCTCAGTTGCGCTAAACAGCTTTCCTTGAGTTTTCGGCTCTTGTACAGGCTGTCCTGCGCTCCTTGATCCGCCTTGCTCAGTTTTGCCATGTCTCTCCATCACCAGCCGCGCCCATGTCGTCATGCCCACGCCGTACTTGCCGGGATCGGCGGCCAGAATGATGTTGGCGGCCTCCAAGTTCGCGCGGATGTAGCCGTCCCCGTACTTCCCCGCCATGTTTGGACCCCTATCGGAAGTGAATCAGCGAGATAAGTCTACCCTCGGCCGCCGGAAGCGAAAGAATTACTTGACGCCCCCCCCGGCCACGTCCCCGCCGGCCTTTTGTCGTATTTGTCGTTAATGTCGTAAGGAAGAAAGAAAAAGAAGCTTTTGATAAAGAGAGAGAATTTCCCTTCAATCCATAAGCCAAATACACGACAAAACCGTGCTCTCACAGTGGCACAGAACTGGCACACAATCGGGCTTCCGGCACGGAACTGGCACAGTTCTGGCACAGAACAGAAGCGGTTATGTCCTTTGTTATCAATGAGAGTGTCTGTAAGTCTATGAGGGACACTACCTTGACACGGTAGAGGTCCGGCGTTCGAGTCGCCGCGGGCCCACCATCGTTTCAAACAGTTGCGGACGCCCGAGTGAGGAAAACCAAAGGCGTCTGCGCTGCAAGCGCAACCTGCCACGAGAGCCTGATGCGGCGGAGTATCAGATGTCCGAATGCGCCAGGGGACTCGATCCGTCCTTCTGACCCGGCGATACGTCATTTCGGCGGTCCATCGCTTCCAGCTTGAACGAGAATCGGTCGAGTGACAGCGCGGCGCGAACGTCACCCTTCCTGAACAGGGCAAACAGGATCAGCATCCCCGGAATGGCAAGTACCACGAGGACCAGCCAGAAGCTGTGAGCCAGCATGCCATTGGCTGCGGCGCTCATTGGTTGGCCCCCCCCTTCAGTGCTGATACGAGTTGCTGTACTTCGCCGGTCTTCTGGGCAATCTTCTCGGTGAACTTGGCCGCCTCCTTCGACAGTTCGGCCAGCAGATCCTGGATGTAGTCAATCGCTTTGAGGCGCAATTGCCGAGGAGCGTCGTTGAACGCCCACTGCTCAATGTGGGCATCGTCCCTGAAGATGAGCTCATCTACAGTCTTCAGGGCAATGCCCCACTTTCCGCCAATCTTGGCGTACCCGACTTGTTCGCGGTATTCCTGTTCACCGTCCTCGGAATGCAACGGAATGCCGATGTTGACCCAGCACTCGAGCCCAACATTCAGTGGTTTGAGTGCGGCGTCTATCTGTCCAACGAGCTTCGACAAGCGGTCAGACGCAGTGTTGAGAGCACTTGCCGCGATTGACAACTGTTGAAATGAAGATTGAACCCTGGCAGGTAACGGCAGGGGCTCAGGTGTTTGCTTCGGAGGCATAATACTCCTTGAGCCGTACAGGCTCGCTTAAATCGCCGTACAGGCGAAACCTCATTTCGCATCGCTGTCAAGGGACGCGCACCCGACTTCCGCCGAGTTAGATAAGTCAGCTTCCGCCGACACCTTCACTTT